AGGAAAAATTTATGAAAGGAAAGGAATCTGCCAGGAGGCAGAAGGAAAAGGACAAACATAGGAATTCCAAAGGTCCTAGTACTCATGAATTGTGGAGGAGGAAAGCCGATTTAAAGCGCATTATTAAGAATGCCGAATCGCAATCAGGGGAAACTGATTTCATGGACACCGTCAGAGAACTTATTAGTGAATGGGATCTTCCCGAAGGTCTTACCACCATGTTTTTGAAAGTTCTGTGTTATTATAGATCTGTCAGAAAATCAGTTGATTGGGAACAATTTGCAGCCATAACTGGTTTATTTTTATTAAGTATCAGTGACAGTGAAACAAATTGTCAAGAAGTGATTGGACAAGCACTTTTTGGAAGAAATATAGATTTTAGCAATTTTACTTCAGCAGATATGCCCGCTTCACAATCGGGAATGTCTTTTGGAGAATCTATGGAAAAGCTTAAAAATTTTAAATTGGTCAAGGACAATGAATTAACTAAGCGCATTGTACAGGTTATTGCAACTGCATTTTCCTGTGGTTTAGTTAAGGGAAAGAAGGATATGTATTTAACATCATTCAATCTTTCTTTTGTATTGGAGCAATTTACCCGAGGAGAAAACACTGTATTTGATTTCTTTGATGCTCTTTTGAATATTTTTCAATTTGTAGTAGAAAAGGGATATATGTGTTTTCAGCAGAGAACATTCGCTCCTTTATTTTTGTCTGATGAGCAATCCGCTGATTATGACAAAGATATGGCTGAAGTATTAGGATTTTGGCCTGCAGTACAGGCAGGGAATTTCAAGGATACACCATTTTGTAGTGTTCCGCATTTTGCAAATGCATTGGACAATTTATATATTGCTACCACTTGTCTTGTTGAACAAAGCACAGACACTTTTTCTAAGCGATATCATTCAAACCATTTGCAAAAACTAAATACAATTTCAGCACGATTTAAATCTCAAGAGCGATCTGGAGGCTTGCGTGAAGCACCTTTTGCATTTTGCATTTATGGGAAATCGTCTATTGGTAAATCTTCCATTATGGCAACTCTTACGGACTTTTGTCTTAAAGCAACTGCCATGGTCAAAGATCCAGATCGCGACTCATTTGAAGTTGATCCTCGAATGATTTGTTCGCAAAATGCCAATGATAAGTATGACTCTGATTACAGATCATATACTCTTGCTGTTTTATTTGACGATTTAGCAAACGAGCGCGTCGATGTGGCCAAATTGAGTCCATTAGACGCTGTTATTCGCTATATAAACAACATTAAGAGCACTGCTTTAAAAGCAGATGTACATGAAAAGGGAATAGTTCAAAAAGAACCATGGTTAGTTGGTGCCTCTACAAATATTAAGAACCTTCAAGCCGATGATTATACTATTGAACCTATTTCAGCTTTGAGGCGTTTTAACATCCATATTGAGCCTTTTGTCGCTACTGACTATCAAAAGAAAGACGGCATCTTTCTTGATGGACGTAAACTTGCAGCGGCAAATCATACAGTTCCTGACGCTTGGAGATTCAATGCATACTATTATGAATATGATGATAAGATGTATAAGCAAAATTCTACTCAGGAAACTCGTGGATATACCACCGTTCCTTTTAAATTCAAGGGAATGGATGGTAACAATTATACCTCCACGGATCTTGATATGGAGCAACTACAATGGCTAATTTACAAACTTATTGAGGAGCATTTTACTTCGCAACACAGTGTTGTCGCTAGCAATGAAAAAATTAACAAGGAAAAGTTATGTGAGCATAGGACGCACAAAGCTATTTGTAGTGTGTGTTCTCCTGGCCATGTCAAACCCCAACAACGCTGTATGCCAGTCAATTCTCCCGACCCTATAACAGGGGCTACTAGTGAGAGTGGTTTTGCGAGGGATTATCGAAGAAATTTGCTATATTGGTATAAATGGCAATTTTATTTTTTATGTTCATATTCAGCATGTATATTTATTTTTGGTTTTTGTCGGGAATTATGGCGCATTGGGTTTTTTAGTGCGAGTACATATGATCGGATTGATGCAGCCCGATGGCGCGTTAAATATTATGCAGATGCTACTGCCTTTTACACAAGAATGTGGATTAATAATGTAACCGATACAATCGCTGAAGTTAACAGTCTTAGATTTATCCCTTGGGTGTTTACAGACTTTATTCCCGATAGTTGGGTCGAAGATTCCCGATTTTCTTGGATTTATATGTTTAGATATGACCAAGCTTACTATCCTCAACTATTTTTATCAGCAACAGTGTTCTGGCTTCTTAGCGTGTGGATCACACTTTTAGTCCATGGACAGAACATGTTTCTCCGCAATTTCTTTGCTATTTTAGCATACATTTATATTGCTCTTTTATTACGGAAAAAATTTTTGATGAAGGAGTTAGGATCGCGCAGAGGAGTTTTGCGTACTATTCTGAAACATTCAATGAAAATGATGATTGGTACATCTGTGCAAGTCATGTTAACTTTTGGAGGTGTAGTCGTGTCCTACAAATTGGTACGCGCTGTCCTTAGAACTATTAAAATCGTTGGCAAAGCCTCTCATGGTGGAGTTGTTGATATTGGTAGTGAAGACGATAACGTCTGGCTTAATGCGGTACCGATGGCTTTGCCTAAACGTGACCCCAAGACAGAAACTCTCTCTGCGGATCAAGTAGGTAATATTGTACTGAAGAACACTACTGCGTGTCTTTACGGTGACAGCACCTGGTCATCAGGGTTTTTCCCTAGGAGCCAAATTTTGCTTGTTCCCACTCATGAAGTGGCTAATAAGGAAAAACTCAATTTACGACTCAGGAAGGATAATATTAAAAATTTGTCCGGTGGGAATATCGAGGTCGAAATTACCCCAGCTAGAGTTTATGATTTTCCGGGAAAAGATGTTTCAGCAATTTATCATTCACGCTATCCCGATAAGCAAGATTTAACACACTTATTTCCTTGTGAAATCCCTCAGGATCGTAATCCAACCAAATGGGTTACCAGGAAACAATCGGGTTCAGTTGAGGCCGGTACTGCCCGGCGTAATGGCATTGCGCCTCGCGTTAATACAGATAAAACTGTGTTTTACGATTCAACTATTGTCACCTATAAGGATAAAACTGCTGGTGGTGATTGTATGAAAGTGCATATTGCTGATGTGCGAAGTGGTAGTCATATTGTTGGCTTTCATCTTGCTGGAAAAGATAACGCTGGATACTTGTCCACCATTACCAAGGGAGATTTGGAGGCGTGTTATTCGCATTTTGACAAGAAACCTACAACTCGTTTATCAGCTACTATGGGAGATATGTCGACGCAACTTTATGGCAAAGATTTTACTCCCACAGAGCAAAAACATAAGAAATCCACTATTAATTATTTGGCAGACGCCGATATCAATTATTATGGTGATCTGGCAGATTTTGTTACTAGACCCAAAAGTGACGTGATTGAGAGTCCGATTTCTGATGCTGTTGCCTCTCATTGTGGCGTTGAGAATAAATTTGGGAAACCTGCCAATTGCAGAAGAGACGAAACTCGAATTCCTGCACAAGCTCCCTACAACAAATACTACTGCGGTGCTGGCAAAGCAACACAGGAATTTCCACTTGAAATATTAGAAATTGCCCAGAATGATTACATAGACGATTGTATATCGAATAAGAAGATGTTGGCCGATTTAGAGTCTTTACGCCCACTTACGGAAGTTGAAACTATCTCAGGACAGGATGGAATAAAATTTGTGGATGGCATGAAAATGTCTACATCAAAAGGTTTTCCGTTGTCTGGGAGTAAGGAGGAAATTATTTCACATTTAGATCCTGAAGAATATGAAAATATTTCTGACCCCAAAATATTTGATGAAATATTTATGGATGATTGGAGGCAAACCCGCCTAACTTATTTGGAGGGTTTTCGTACTTATCCAGTATTTAAAGCATGTACTAAGGACGAGCCTACAAAGCTCACAAAAGATAAAGTGCGTGTTTTTCAAAGTGCACCTTTAACTCTTCAGTGCATGATCAGACAATATTATTTGCCAATTGCAGCATGCATGTCTCGCCATCCTGTAACAACAGAATGTGCTGTTGGGATTAACTCACAAGGACCTCAATGGAACAAATTAATCAAACATTTGTCTAAATTTGGAAAGAACAGAATGGTCGCTGGTGACTTTAAAGCCTATGATCAAAATATGTCTTCTACTATGACTTCTATTGCATTTTCTACTATGATTGAATTGGCAAAACATTGCGAGGGATATACTGAGGATGATATTAAAATCATGTCTAATCTTGTTGCGGACGTTGTACACCCTATGATGTGCGTCAATGGGGATTTAGTGGAATTACTTGGTTCTAATCCATCAGGTCAAAACCTTACTGTATACGTTAATAGTACCAATAATTCGTTATATCAGAGGTGTGTGTTTTATATCATTTATCCTCCCGGTAGTCTGACAACGACAAAATTTCAAGATTATGTAGCTCTTATGACTTATGGAGATGATAACAAGATGTCTGTTTCTCCGGAGACTCCTAAGTACAATCATACTCGTATGCAGGAGGTATATGCTTCACGAGGCATTGAGTATACCATGGCTGACAAAGAAGCTGAATCGGTTCCATATATTAAATTAGAGGAAGCCGACTTTTTAAAGCGTTCTTCTGTTTTCCATCCGGAGTATTCCGATCCTTCTACCGGTCAAGATGGTATGTATCTTGCTAAACTTAGCGAAGATTCGATTTTTAAAAGTTTACATAGCAACATGTTATCTAAAGTTGTAACAAAAGAAGAGATTTCCCGCCAGTGTTTGGATGGGGCTCTACGTGAGTTATGGTTTCATGGTAAAGAACATTTTGAGATACGCCACGAACAATTTAAAAATATTGTTGCCGAACATGAATGGCAACATATCATTTCCCCCAGTTTCTATAAAACGTTTGACGAACGCGAAGAAGAATGGTTGGAAAAATATAATTTGATTCGAACAAACGACAAATCTTCCCTTTGGTCTTAAGGAAGTATTTGATTTTCATGTATAAGACCACCCTGACCGCCGATGTCATTAAACTCCCGGCGCTAGCTGCATCTAGTTGTTATCCAAGTGGAAATGTGCCCTTATATATTAGTGATTTAGTGAATTTTGTATATATTTTTCGTTTTGCATAACTATTCATACCCTGTATATATTTGTATTTATAAAACCTTACTCTTACTGCGCCATTGCTTCACGCGCAGCCAGGAGTCTAAACATAGCCGATAAGCAGGTATTTCATTTACAACAATAAAAGACACGTTATTGCCATGTCTCAAAACGGCAATCTGTGGGGGAGAGTCTCAATTTACCCACTTAAAGAGAACACAAACAGTTAACCAACACCAATCGAGGAATGAATCCTTAGATTTGGATGCTGGCAGACATCCTATTGACTTTTCACAATTTAATGTTCGCGCTGAATCACAGTCCGGGCCTTTAGATAGACTTGTTGGACTTACTGGAAAGTATACACCTGAAGAGGCGTTACAAACACCTCCAGGAGTCGACGTTGATGTGCGTTATATGACATATATTCGATATATTAAATCCTTTATGAGGAGCGCTCAAGACGAACCGGATAGAGTTGTCCGGGGTAATTGGAACGATGGTTTACGTAAGTTTACTTGCGGTTCCAAATATTTCAACGAGTGGAAAGCTCAACAACTCGCACCATTTATTTCGGATGAAGAAGTAGTGGCTATTTCGCAATCCGGCGAAATGCGCCAAGAAGGCGCAACCACTACTACAGAATCTGAAGTGGAGGAAACAATGGAGTTTCAAACTGATATTGATCAAGTGAAAGTGGACATTGCCACATCTGTTGACAGTACCAGAATTCAAGCTTCTACCAAAAATACGGAATTAGGTGACTTTTTGTCAAGACCTTTGCGTATTGGATCGCATAACTTGACAAATGGTTCATACATGGACATTCAGTTCAATCCTTGGCATGATTTTTTGTCCAATGCCAATGTAATTAACAAATTGCAAAATTATTCGTTAATTCGCGGAACTATGCATGTCAAATTCCTTATTAATGGTGGACCATTTTACTTCGGCAATATTATTTGTGGGTATAAACCGAAGGGAACAGGTTATGACTTTGTACAAGGAAATAATCAAATTATTGAAGATTATTTTCAGCGTGCTACGTTACTTAGTCAACGCCAACATTTAATCATGAATCCCACTACCAGTCAAGGAGGCCAATTAACACTCCCATTTTTCCATGATAAAAATTATCTAGATTTAATTAATTCTAATGATATTCTGGATATGGGAGAAGTTGGTATGATTTCTTTGGCACCACTTGACAGAGCCATGTCAGCTTTGGCTCAGCGGCAAATCAATATAACTGTTATGGCTTGGATGTCAGACGTTGAATTGGCTGGACCCACAACTCGCGGAGTGTTGTCCCAATCTGGAAACATGATGAATGATGAGTATGGGAAAGGAATTATTTCTAGGCCAGCAAAAGCTATTGCCAGATGGGCTGGTAAGCTTAAAACTGTTCCCGAAATAGGACCTTATGCTACTGCCACTAGTATGGCAGCTGCAGGTGTTGGACAATTAGCAGAACTTTGGGGTTTTTCCAGGCCCATTAACTTGGCCCCTACTGCGCGGTACAAACATCAAATGTTCGGTATGCTTGCAAATAGTTCTATAGACGAACCCGTTGAAAAACTTTCATACGATCCGAAACAGGAGTTAACCGTTGACCACAATATCACTGGTGCACAACTGGATGATGAACTTTCAATTAAAGCACTCACTTCCAAATCGAGTTTGTTAACATACTTTGATTGGAGTGCTACTTCTAATGAAGATTCATTACTTGGAACTATTAATGTAACACCATGTCATTGTGAATTTAGAAATGATGGCACAAGTGAATATGGAACCGAATGGGTACAAACTCCTTTGGCACATGCCACCTTTCCTTTTAAATATTGGCGTGGTGGTATTAATTATCGCTTTCAGATCAACGCTAGCGACTTACATAGGGGAAGACTACTTATCGTCTATGATCCTAGAGGTTTCGTAGGTACCGATGTTCCAGACACAAACACAGTATTTTCTCGTGTTATTGATTTGGAAGAGACTAAAGATTTTACACTCCCTGTACATTGGTTTCAACAAAAATCTTGGGCTGAAGTACCACCAGGACCTACATCTCTTGGTATTGGAAAAGCTTCGACTTTACCCGCGACTCAAAACGGGAGAACAAATGGTCAGCTTCGCCTCTATGTACTTAATGAGCTTACTGGTCCAGATGAAGATCTCACTAATAGTGTTCGCATTGTTACTTTTATTAGTGGTGCTAGTGATTACGAAGTTGCAGTTCCCGGTAATTCCGTCATTGGAAGAACCGCATTTGGAGGGCAATTTAGTCATACGACCACTGAAGTTAATGCAGCTTGGTCTCAGAGTGGTATTCTTAATAATACTAAGAGTGCTGAAGCTTCCAAACCTGGTTGTGAAGGTACTGAAATGCTTGAGCCCATTGGAGCTCCGAGCTCACCTGATGCTTTATCTCTCGTTTACCATGGAGAAACATTCGATTCATTTCGTGATATGTTTAAGCGTTATAATCTCAGTGCAGTTTTTGCAAGGAGTCATGATGCTACTAAAACGGGTAGATCTACACGATATCGTGTTACTTTACCGAATTTTCCAATGTACAACGGTAGAGCCGAAACTAACGGCATGTACCAACAAGCACGAGTAGGAGGTCTCAATGCGG